ATGTAATACATATTGCATAGAGCATGGCGGTAGGGATACATACATACATAAGCGAACAGAAGAACGGGATGATAAGAACGCTATGTATCAAACAAAGTATTGGAAGTCGCTTAGACAACGTCAGCTAAGCACACAGCCCTTATGCCAAGCGTGTATGAGTGTAGGTATCATCACACCCGCCAATCACGTTGACCACGTGTTCCCTTGGACACACATCAGCAAGGAAGCGTTCTACCTTAACCTATTTCAATCGTTATGTATTGAATGCCACAGTCATAAGACATCATTAGAGCAACAAGGTGAGTATAGGCACTACATAGACGGCTCATACAGAGTTTTTTCTAAGAACGACTACCAATACATCATCAGAATGAACGAAGGTCACCTAGCGGGTTTTAGCGAATAAACTAAAAAAAAGCGAGTATGATAAAAAGCAAACGCAGGATACAATAGCGTGCATTGTAATTTGACATTGGGGGGGTCTAATACTCCTCGCATGAAAACGCTTAAAAATGAACAAAAAACCGCCCGAACTTCACTTAGTTGATGGCACAAAAAGCAGACGTACAGAGGCTTCCGTGCTTCCTTCAAGCATCAAGAAAAGAATTCCGAAAGCTGATTGGATGGACAATCCAAAAGCATGGGACAAGTCAAAGTTTATTGAAGAGACCGCAGACTTCCTCTATGACGTGTACGGCATTGGCTCAGACCAAGACAAACACACACTTAGTATTCTTGCTGACCACATTGAAACTTATATTCGATGCTCCGAAGGATTAAAAACCACAGGAGTTATTACCAGCTTCAACAACGGACAGACAGTAGGACCCAGTCCTTACTTATCAGTTCGCAACAAAACGACTACGCTAATCATTCAGCTTATGAATGAATTAGGATTAACCCCTAGAAGCCGTTTAGCATCAGGAAAGATAGAAGATGATTCAGCAGTAGCTCAATTTCTTAAAGGACCATTCGCAGTATGATTTGGGAAGACGGCTTAGTCTATGCACAGAACGTAGCCAAAGGTGAAATCAATGTTTGCCGTGATGTACGTTTAGCTTGCCAACGCTTCTTAGACCAAGTAGATAACAAAGCATGGGAATGGCAATTTGATAGCAGAGCACCACAGCACGTCCTAAACTTTGCCGCTTCATTGCGACACACTAAAGGACCACAAGCGGGCGAGAGCATCGTATTTGAACCTTTCCAAATCTTTCTTATCTGTGCCGTGTTTGGATTCAGAGGCAAGAAGGATGTGTCTAAGCGAATGGTCACAGATGTAATACTGTTCATTCCCCGTAAAGCGGGTAAGTCAACATTGACTGCCGTGATTGCTTTATATGAATTACTTTGTGGAGAATCGGGTGCAGAGGTATTTACTTTAGCGACCAATAGAGAACAGGCGACTATTGTATTTGATGCCGCTAAAGGCTTTATTGAAAACATGAGTACGGATTTAGCTACGCTATTTAATGTCAGCAAGTACGAGATTAAGAAGTCGGGTGATACCCAATCTATGTTTAAAGCATTAAGTCGTGATACAAAGAAAACAGGTGACGGAAAGAACCCTTCATGCGTAATCATTGACGAAGCGGCTCAAATTGTAGATAGGAATTCGATTGAAGTATTGCACTCAGGTATGGTTGCACGTCAAAATCCTTTGCGGATATATATTACGACTGCTTCCTTTACAAAAGAAACCAAGTTCTATGAAGATATGTCTATGTACCAATCCATGCTTCATGGAGAAGCGATGGACAATCCGAGATGGTTTGGATTGCTGTATGGACTTGACCCCGCAGACGATTGGAGAGACCCAACCATTTGGGCTAAAGCAAACCCCATGCACGGAATCTCTGTATTTGAAACCGCCATTAAAGAACGAGCAACACAAGCCCAACACAAACCAGCCGCACTCAATGAGTTCTTGTGTAAAACATTAAATATCTTTGTAAGTGCTAATAGTGCTTGGATAGACAGGGAGTATTGGGATAATTCAGTTATTGAGCAGACAGAACGGGGAGAGCCTGAGGCAGTCTTTATTGGCTTTGACTTAGCCGCCACACGAGATTTGAATGCTGTATGTACGCTGAAGCGATACGCTGAAATGGACTACGAAGCTGAATTTCAGTTCTTTTTACCCGAAGCGGGCTTTGAGCTTATACCAAAACACTACGCAGATATATTCCGTGTAGCCGTACAGTCGGGAGTATTAAAACTTACCGAGGGCAATGTGATGGATGATAGAGAAATTTCCGATTACATCAAAGCTCAATGCGAAAAATATAATTGTAAGGAGGTAGGCTACGATGCTTACAATGCGGCTAGTTTGGTTGCTCGGTTGCATGATTATGGGATTCCTGTAAAGAAAGTCGGGCAAAGTATGGCTGTTCTATCTAACCCTTCCAAGTATATTGAAAAGCTAATACTCAATCATCAAGTCAAACATAATGGTAATCCATTCATTGGCTGGCAGTTAGGAAATTGCGAAGTGTATGAGGATGTGAATGGAAACATTAAAATTAGAAAGAACGAAGCTGACAAATCAGCAAAGGTTGATGGTATTATCGCTTTAATTATTGCCGCACATTGTAGTTTAGATAACCCGTTTGCTAATACTTCTTTTGGGTTCAGGTCTTTCTAAACTACATTCATAAAGAAAGTAGAGTGAATCATGGGATTATTAGACCTATTCAATAAGAATAAATACGATAACGATAAAGATTCAACAAGGAAACTTGACGAATCTAATACTCTATTTGGACAAACGCAACTTGGTAATAATGTTATTTACCAAGGGCAAGGTGGTCGCCAAACTGTCTCCACACAACTTCTTTACGTCACCACATCATCTTCCAATCAAGCTGGTCGGAATGTGGATATGTCTTTGCTATCCCGCAACTCAACCATCATGGGTTGCGTAGGGGTTAAAGCAAGAGCCTTAGCTCAATGCAATATAGAGGTGATGTATAAGGCAGACGATGGTACTTTTGTTAATGCTATTAAAAGCGACAAGGTAGGTAGTCGTGATAAAGCAAAAGCAAAACAAATATGGAATCTGCTAAATCAGCCTAATAACTTTCAAAGCAAATATGAGTTTTGGTATCAATGGTCAATGTGGATTGATTTAGCGGGGGAGACATTTACTTTGCTATGGAGAAAGAATCAAGAAGATTCAATGCAATCTCCATTGGAAATGTATAACCTCGATTCGACTTTGATTACAGCACAAATAAATCCAGCCCGTTATCCTTCATATAGATTAGCTACTCCTTCGTATGGCTTTAATAAAGACGAAGATTTAGCTTCTCATCAAGTAATGCACATCATGGAAGCCTCATGGCAAGGTGCTGGCGGCTTCAATAAAGGCATCTTAGCGGCTGAATTAGTTTCTCTTGACCAAGACATTGATATATATGCTAATTTCATTATGACTAATGGAGCAAAGCCTAGCGGAATGTTTATTACTGAACAAGTGATTCCTGATGCTAAATACAAAGAAATCGCTTCCCGCCTAAAAGAAGCATGGTCTAACCTAGTCGGTTCACGTCAGCAAGATTTATCCAAGCCCGGTCAATCAATACTATTAGACCAAGGCATGAAGTATGAACCAGTCAATATGCTCACGCTACAAGATGCGGATTGCCGTGAATTAAAGAATCAAACTATGAAGCGTATCTGCGGGTTGTTTGGTGTCCCGCCCGCTATGTTGGGCATTGCTGACCAAAAATATAATAATACTCAAACCATGTTAGATGAGTTTTACAAAACCACCATGTATCCGAACATTATCAATCTTGAACAGAAGTTAAATTTTTCTTTACTTAAAGGTTATCCTAGCCTTAGTATTAGGTTTGATACAAAGGATTTCCTTAAAGGTGCTCCTTTAGACCAAATGAATTTAGTAGTGGCGGGGGTTAACGCTGGAATTATGACTCCTAATGAAGCACGTGAGTATTTGAATATTGCACAGATAGAAGGTGGCGATGAACTTCAATCAAAACACCAAACACCACAAGACGGCATTGCTGGAAGCTCTCCGCAAGATACAGGCGGTGGCGGTGGCAGTCAAACTCGCAAGATGAACATTGGAAAATAAATGAATATTCTTAATAAAGTTTTGGCTGTTTTAAATTTACAAATAAAAGATAGTAGTGTTACACTCCCAAAAAAGGTAGTGGAATCCCCAAAAATACAAGATAATAATCAGGCTATTAAACTTGGGGCAATAAATGAAGACAATTCCAAATCTGTTTTACGAAGCAAAAGTCCAGCTCGGAAGCGACACGGACGAAGCACAAACACCTAGTGGCAAGATAGAAGCGAGAGCAACTACTTGGGGTGCTAGAGAAGGTGCTGATGGAAGAAAGTTTAACTATCAGCCTGAGGGCTTTGCTCAATGGGCTGATGAGTTTGCCGAAGCTGGCAAACCAATGCCAATGTTCTTAAACCATAACGATATGGGTATGCCAGTCGGTCAATGGGATGAAATTGCTTTTGACGATGAAGGTATGACTGCATCGGGCAAATTGTTTATGGAAACTTCTGCTGGTGCTGATGTGTACCATATTCTTAAAGAATCGCCAATGTTGTTTGGAGGTGTAAGCGTTGGGGCTTATGCTGATGAAGCACAAATGGTGGATGAGAATGGAGACCCTTTTGAACCCGAAGATGACGGAGACGAAGGATATTTCCAAATTACTAAAGGCGGATTGCGTGAAATTAGCGTAGTCATGTACCCTAATAATCCACAAGCAGAAGTAATGAAATTAGAGTGCTTCGATGCCGAAGGGCATTTGAATCCTCGCATAGTTGAGGAAGCCTTGCGTGATGCTGGACTTTCCAAGAAGTTTGCGACCACCGCATCTTCCGTCTTTAAAAAGATTCTAGAACAGCGTGATGTTGTTGTAGAAAAAATTAAAGAAGCCCCAAAACCGAGTGAGTCGGATGCGGTGGTAAATGAAGCTGATACTATTCTCAAAGCCTTAGAGCAAAGAGAATTGTTGAAAGCATTATCCAAACGAATCAAATAAAGGAAATATCATGTCCGAGCAAATCATTGCCAAGCTAGACGAAATCGAAGCACAGACAGTTGCTAAG